CCGCTATGAAATTCTAATTGGTGGCCCTAGATAAAAACTCGGCATAGGAAAGTCGTCCCAAATACTCCGAACACACCAATCAATCAAAGAAAGGACTAGCAAAATTAACAATTTAAACAACACAATACCCAGTGGAGAAGACGTCACATTAGATCAAAAAGGATCAACAGACGCCAAAGATGATGGTTTCAATAACACAATTAGCCCATTATCTTCCGTGTTAAATACTAACATTGTAACACAAGATGAATTTAAAACTATATCAAATATGTTAGACTACCCCGAACTACACCCTGTATTAAGAAACGTTTGGGAGAATACTTATATTACAGGACAAGGATCTACACCATACACTCAAACCAACATAATTCTTGGTGGTTATTCAGCAAAAAATAGTACTCCAGGTTCAATTTCTATTCAAACTACACCCTATACCCCTAATGTGACAAATGGTCACTGGTGCAGTTACAATGGATTTGTGCTAAATGGATTACAACCATTGAATAAAACCAAAAACAATAAATATGATGAAAGATATATAAGAAATGAGGTCCAAAAGAAGCAACCACCCAAAGATTTAGATACAATTTGCAAAAATGCAGCAGATTTTATTGATAATTATTGTCATGTTCCAGAAAATCAAAAGAAGTTAAAGAAACAATTAGACCAATATTATATAGACAAGAAAAAGAGTTTAATAGAGAAACAAAAGACAGGCAAGATTACAATAGAAAATGTTGTTTACGATATTAGAATATCTAACCTAGAAGAGGAAACTTCTGATTCAGACATAGAAGAAGAAAACTTTGAAAAAATTGAGATAGATGAACTAGCTAATAAATTCACCACAGAATTAGAGTTTGTCGAAGCTCCTTATTATTTTAAACCTTCTATGCATCACAAATATACTTTACAGGAGGTCGTTAAACAAGAGATTAAATATAAACTTAAACCTAATCGTCTCTGGTTTCAACAACAACGTGAATTAAGGAATATTAGTGAATCAAAGTACTTATCAGTAGATGATAAAATCAGATTATTTAAAGAGAAAGGGATTACCGCACAAAAGAAGAAATTTATTACCCTTCCTGATTTTAAAATGATATCATTGGCTAGCAAGGAGGCTAAAGTAGAATATGAACATTACTTATCTGGCAAAATTAAACTTGAAAACTTGAATAAATTGAAAGTTATTGATAATTATTATTTGGATATGGATCCTAAAATAAGGAGAAAAATATATCATACTCCAAGTGCCCCATTTAAAAGTAGTTTTCCTACTGTTGCAACAGGTTACTTGAATTTAATTCAAAATTTTGTCTATGGAACTAGATCCACTACAAATCATATGCAAATTCCATTTTCATACACGCAATTAATTTCTACTGCAATGTTAGATATCATTAATCCTGAAAATGTCAAATTAAGGGAGTTAGTTTCTTTACAATCTAACACCATACCAGGTGCTCAAAGTGATTTAACAAAAATGTTGGCTTATGGATCTTGGTCAAAAGTGCAAGAAGCTAAGTTGGTTCCACCAATTATGCCTATGGTTAAAGGACTAAGCACTTTGATCGGTGCAGAAAATCACGGTATGATGGTTCAAGGAATCAATTCTCTAGATGGTTTAGACAATAGTTTAGGTTACATTCCTACTTTTACAGGCACCGTTCCTATAGACGGCTATTATGCTTCAATCCCAAATACTATATCTACCGCTTGTGGTGTGATGGCTCAATGGATAACAATGCAACAATATCTGGCGTTATCAATATCTCCATCCTTTGCTAATCCAACATTAACAGATCTCAACAATATAGTTGGTGCTTCTGGTGTTGGGGCACATATTTTCGTTCCTATACTCAAATCTTTAGTTAATGATGGATGGGATGCACTTTGTTATGCTTTTAGTTTTCTTGGATATCATGGTACAATAGCTTTAACAACTGCTGTTGCTGAAGAAGGGTGGGTCAGTAATACTATGTTTAGTTCTTATGATTTACCTGTTGGTTCGTATAATAATTCAGTTCCTACACCTTGTGTTTGGATAACTTTTGTTGTCTTCGATTCTCAAGGAACTGGATCGTTACCAAGTAGTCAATTGGTCAATCCTATTCTTTTTAATCAATTTAGTGTTATGACTACAATTGGAGCTGCTGCAAATATTCAAGATCTATTTGTTGAAGGTATTTATGATACAGGACATAATATTGCAACTCATGTTTCTAATTTAAGTAGAAGATTGACAATTCTCTCAATGATACGTTGGCTTAGTGGATCACAGTTTGGCAGGGCTTATTTTATAGCGGCAAATAAAAATACTAAACCAGTACCTGTTTGGTCAGTTGATGGACTTGGAGTCTTTAATTATAATAATAGTGCAATTGGTATCGCTGATACTGTTATTCCTTTGATGCGCCATTATAATTTAGAGAATCAAAGTACTGTTACTAATTATCCTAACGGAAATGTTGTCAATTCAACAACAATGACACTTCCTTATAGTGCAGATGATTCTGTCTTGTATGCCTTAGGTAGTAATGCAGTTTATAAAGCCACATATCTTAGAGTGCAAGCTTTAGCTACTACTGGTTATACAATAGCATTAGGAACACTCAGCTGTAAATTCTTTAAACAAAATGCTACAAATACTATCATCGATTATTGTCAGATTACAATACCAGAAACAATTAATACTTTATCTATTTATGCAAATGATCTTTATGATCTTAATATTTTTGGTTTCCAATTATTTATTCCATCTCTTAATACAATTGGTTTAACTTTGGGTGATTTTAATGCTTTAGCAGATGGTGCTCAAACTCTATATTTACAGAGATTTTCTTTATGGCCTCTTATGATATCAAAAAAAGAAAGAGATTTATATTCAAGCGAAGTAGGTACTGAAACTAAAGTCTTTTTAACTAATTTAAATAACAGAGTAACAAGTTTTAGTAATTCTAATCGTTATCCAAATGCTCAACTTGCAGATAATGTAGATATAGTCTTGAATGGTAACAAAGAAATTGGTGTTGCTAATAGTGGTAAATGTCTCAATAATTTTTCTACTTTTGCTATTAATCAGTACAATCTATACACTGTGCCACAACCTACTTTTTTAGAAATATATGGCTCCACCTTTCAAATTTGTTATCCAAGTATATATTCTATTCCAATGCATAAAAATTTAAGTGAACTCATTGTCGGTGAAGCAACTCAGATTTTCAAGATAGATGATTCGACTAAGAATGTCAAAAGAGTAACACTTCCAACATTTGGGAGTGACTCAAAGAAGTAAATCTTCTGTGGTGAATAAAAGACTCCATCTTAATGGAGGAAAGAGGAAACTAGATACATTACTAGGTTTTTTCATTAAATCTTCTCTCTCGAAGTTTGAAGGTGTTAAATACACAAGGGAGTTTTTCAGATTTAAAAAAGATGATTACAATTGGAAGCATATAGGTGTCGTGCGTTCAAAGATTGTTAATGATGGCACTATTAGAAGTATTTTTGCTAACTACTTTAAATTTTGTGAGTACAGAAATTATACATGGTTGAGTACTGTATTTGCGAAAATGGAACCTGCAGTATTAAATAAAGTGTTAAGTGATTTAAATACATGGGCCAAAAAGGAACTGAGTTTAGTGTATCCGCCAAAAGATTGGATTAAGCTATGTGAATTGAGTCCTTTGGTAGGTTTTCCTAAGAATGAAGAAAGAATTTTTAAACAGGATATATTTTTATGGCTTGCTAAAGCTGTCCCTGATCCCCAAATTCCAAATGATTTTATATATGATAACATGAAGATGTTGTTTGGTTTTAAGATTAAGGATGGAGGTAGTTTGGCAGATGTGTCTTTTGAGGAATTTTTATTAACTAGATGGCGGTGGATGAACGATGGAGCAGCTAAAGATTCAATACTTATGATAAACGGTGAAAAGATAAAAACGAAGAAAGGGTTAGGTTTGTCAGTAAGTAATAAAAGATTATTAGAATTAGCAAGCTTTGATGCTATTTATAAAACTGGTTTACGTGCCTTTGTTAAAACTGACGAAAAAGGGTTAAAAGGTAGATTTGTTGTGAATGCACCATTTGGGCTGTTTGTTCATTTGAAATATGTTATGGATAAAGTTTTTAAAGATTTTCCTAGAATGAATTCAAGATTACCTACTTATAATAAAGAAGTTGACAAAATTTTAGTGATACAAAGATCAATGAGTCAAGGTGTGTTCCACATACCTATAGATTTTAGTGCCTTTGACTCTACTATACATTTGAAGTTTTTTGATACGTTTGTGAAAGTAATAAGAAGTTTATATCCTAATGATTATGAAGTTTTGAAATCAATCAATATCTTAGCTAGAAGTTTAAGAGTGATACCTGTTTATAATGAAAAAGGTATAAATGTTGGTCGATGGATGAATGGAGTACCAAGTGGTTTATATATTACAAGTTTTATTAATTCTGTTATTAATGTTGTTTGTCAATTGTATGTTGAGAAGTTAAGTAATGGAAAATATAAATCATTATTCGGAAGTGGAGATGATGGAGATTTGATTAGTACGGTTACTCCAAATTTACTTGAGTTGAAAGAATATTTTGGTAAAACTGGGTTGGAAATTAATATTGAGAAAAATTGGTTTGCCCCTGGGTTAACTGAATTTTTGAAAATGATCATAACTACTAATCAAGTATTCCAGTATCCAGCAAGAGCCTTTGCTTCTGTTTGTTGGGCATATCCTAGCAATTTTAATAATATAACGATTTATGGCAAAATGTTTACAATAGCAAGTGTATGGAAAGAATTTTTTGATAGGATGTTGATATATGATGAAGAGTTATTAATTAACGATTTGTTTAATGCAATAAAAGGTAAGTTACCAAAGTTTGGTAAAAAATTGATAAAGGATTGGCTACACATAGCTCCGGCTTTGGGTGGTTTTGGTCTTTTGCCTTTTGTTCAAAATAAACGTGTAATAATCAAAAGTCAAAGGAAAAATTTAGTTGCTAAGAATCTAATAAATAAAAGATATCCTATGGTCAGCGATTTTATTAAAGATGTGAAAATTATATCAATGGAGCCAAAATATCATGTAAACACTAGAGTTACACATTCCGAAAGTATAAAAAACGTGATGAAAACGAATCATATAACCTTTAATATGTATGTTGAATATATTCGTTACCTTTACAGTTTGACAAATAATTTAGTAATCAATTTAAAAGTGCAAGCGAAAGCTGATGCTAATATGATGTTTAGAATAATTGGTTATTCTGATGATTTTGTCAAAGAACAATTTGGTACTATTTCATTTATCGGTTTTACTTTAAATTATTATAATTGGATAAATGATGTTGTTCAACTTTTCAATTTAAAAACTTTAGCAAATAGAAGTATGCTAGTTAAATAATACTACTAATCTGTCCACTCACCAATAGGGACAAAGAATTAACCTCTGGGTAGAGGTACTGCATGTGAGTTGTGGGGGTTTGAGGGTCCGG